TGACCAAAGAAGAAATCGACATTTTGTGGAACAAGGCCATGAGGCTATCTATTAAAGATGGAGACCAGTTCACCCGCTATCGCTTCGCCGAACTTGTCGTTGCTGCCGAGCGAAACAGTTGGCCTGCCGAGATGGAAGCTATGGAGCGACAGGTCAACATCTTGACTGATGCGCTGGCTCAGGCGAAAGCGGAGGAAAGAGAGGCGTGTGCAAAGGTGTGTGAAGCCATGCGACCGACGGAGCGCGAGTTTGACCAGCGGTTCTATACGGCCTGCACTCTGAACGCAAACGCAATTCGCAACAGGGATAAGGAATGACCCACAACCTAGAGGCAACGGTGTTTGTCTACAAGAGCAAAGCAGACGGTTCTATCCGTGCTGAGTACATGGATGGAGCGAGAGGTCTGGATAAGGACAAGTGGGTCCATCTCGCTACGCTGGAGCCGCGCATGTGGATTCAGTACCACTATGAGGACGTGGAGAATATCGCCCTCAAGGTCGAAGAGATGGGTATGCAGGGCTTTGGAACGCTGGCTATTGCGGCTGCTATACGGAGGGGAAATGACTGACAAAGAACTGATGCAGCAGGCGCTGGCGGCGCTGAACCATGTGAACGTGCAAGACCGGGTGCAGATCATCACCGCCCTGCGCGAGAGGTTGGTGCAGCCGGAGATGCAACCCTGCGTAGGACGCAACTGCGGTAGCACCAACCCCAACTTGCACTCGGCTGAATGCTTTGAGGACTACGAGAAGGCGACGGGGATGAGCCAATGGCAGAAGACAGATGCCCCACACTGGAGCAGCTACAAGCTAGGCTGGGAAGATGGCGTAATGGCAGAGCGACAACGCATAGTCAATCTGCTGATGATTCAGCACGAGATGGTAAATGGAGCGCACAACTACTGGCATGTTGCAGCGCAGTTGATTCAAGCAGACGTAGCGAGTGACACATGAGCGGAGATCACAACATGAACCAATTTACATACGGCAAAGCCATCAGTGGCGCAGAACACAACATGACCCAAAAGCAAGTAGAAGAGCAGGAGAAATACAAGAGCCAGATTGAGCGTCAATGTATTGAGATGCAAGCCGCGCTTGACTTGCTTAAAGCAACAGTGGAAACCCTGCACATGCGGCTAAGGCCGGTAATGGTTGATGCGCCTATGCGCACAGCATCCACTGAGTTGTCGCCAGTGGCTTCACCGCTTGGGCTGTCCATCAATCAACACCGCCAGCAAACCACTGCGGTTATTGACGAACTCGTTTTCATCATTGAAAGTCTTGAGATATGACTGACCGACAAGCACTATTAGATCGCGTTCGCGATTTGGAGGCCTCCGTCTTTAGTCTCGAAACCAAGCTGGCTGTGCGTGGATATGAGGAGCAGATCGGTGACTTGCAGAGTGCGTTGTTCCAAGCGCAAACAGCCGCCATTGCTCTGGCACACAAGGTCAAGGCGTACGAAGACGCACTGGGTGAGATCGCATGGAGCAACGACAGCGAGTGGCAACAAGACCGTGCCAAGCAGGTGCTGGCGCAAATGCGAGGAGTGGAGTTATGACTGAAGGAGAAAAAGCAGGCCGATGGGCGATGGCCTATCTTCTAATGGCTCTGGTGGCCACATGGTGGACGATTGCCTGCATTGCTTGGGCGTTCATCAAAATGTTTTGGGGTAAGTGATGGGCAACATCACCGCACTGCGTGGGGCTTTGGTGCCTACAAGCGAGCCCAATGAGGCGCTGATCGCTGCGCTCAAGGACATCCTTGCTGATGCTGAATCCGGTCGCCTGCAGTCGCTCTTTGCTGCTGGGTTTCTTTCTGATGGCCTGAGAATGTCCTGCATTCTTGGCAACCATTCCAGCGTTTACGAAGTCATTGGGTCGATCGAGATGCTCAAGTCTGATTACATCAATGGATTTACGGAGAGGCTATGACGTCGCAACTGATTCGGTCCACGATGCGCTGGATGTCTGATGCTGGTCTTGATCCTGCTGAGCTTCAGTGGTTTGACGCAACAGGATGCTTTCAGGACAAGACTCATGTCGGTCAAGACCCTTTGCTGGAGTGCCGTCCTCCATTTGAAAAGTGCATGGTCGTGTTTCAAGGCAAGACAACAAGTGGCAGACCGATGGAAATGTTCATGACCGTGGTCGGTACGGATCCTGGGGAGGGCGTCGTGCTGTCTGTATGGCGATCGAGAGCTGGTGAAAAGCCTATTGCAATGCCAATGTTGGTCTATGCGGTCGATGGCGGGTTGGTGCGCTACGGATCGGCAGATTCTGACGAACAGATCGACGAGAAAGACGCTCAGATGATCCTTGGCTTTGTCTCTGCGTGGTACGGGTCTATGGCTGAGAAAACGGAGAGCTACCGGCCTGTGGTGCGAGATACCTTTACCAATCGCAGGAAGATTGAGCAAGGGAAACTGCCGTCTTACGACTGGACCACGGTCTACATTGAGCCTGTCAAGCCACGATCAGAGGACAAGGGCGGGACTCATGCGTCTCCACGTTTGCATGACCGCAGAGGGCATTTGAGGCGGCTGAGGTCTGGTAAGAACGTCTGGGTCAAGGCCTGCAAAGTAGGTGATCCTACAAAGGGCGCTGTGTTTCATGACTACAAGATTGAGAAGGTGCGGCAATGACCAAACTCGAAGCATGGCAGGCGTGGTGCGCCACTGCCGGGACAGAGCGTCTGGCAGACCAGTTCACGCTGGAGAACTCCAGTCATGGCAAGGCATTCAGCTTTGCGTGGGGCGCTGCCCATGAGGCGTGTGCGAAGGTGTGTGACGAGACGCTAGCTCAGCACTATATGAAGCAAACAATCCCCGCAAGAGATGAATCGCTGTTGCTTGCTGCGTGTGCCGACTGCGCCGCCGCCATCCGCGCAAGAGGAGAAACCAAATGAACTGCTGCGACGACTACGGCAACTGCCGCCAAGGGCGTGACTGCCCGGTGCGGAAGTCTCGTCAGATGGGCGAGCCCAAGGGGACCTTCATTTTCTTGCTGGCCTTTGTCACCATCAACACACTGCTGGTGCTCATGGGTGTGTGGAAACTTGTGGAGTTGTTTATATGACACTTTTGAATACGGACGAACGGGAATCTTACGTTACGCGGCAAGCCGAGAATCATCTAGAACTGGCAAAGTGTCACCACGCAATTGGCAACGACATCAGCATGTGGCTACAACTTTTAACTTGGGCTCAGGCAGAAGAGATTTACGGAGAGCATTGGGACAAAATGCACAGGAGGGCCGCATGAGCAAGCGAGGACACAAGACGGGCACGATCGACGTTGTGAGCAAGGCACTGCAGGAGGTGGGGCCGATGACGCTCGCTGAGATGATGGACTACACCGGGTTCACCAAGTCAGCATGCTCCCATGCACTGCGAGACCTCAACCGCATGCTGCCTACCCTCCCCAAGCGTGCGCACATCACGCAGTGGGTCTACGACCACGAAGGCCAGAAGCGCTACCCCCGTGCGGTCTACGCGTGGGGCAACTATCCTGATGCCATCAAGCCAGCGCGTGATCACAGCGCGAACCAGAAGCGGCACCGGGACAAGAAGCGACTGCTCTCAGCAGTCAACAGTGTGTTCAACCTTGGCCGCCTGTCACGCGGCGGCTACACCAGAAAGAGGAGAAATCATGAGCAAAGAGTTTGATACAGGCGGGCCAGCGTTTCCGCAAGATGAATACGACGCAGATTGCCAGCAGTACTTCCTCAATGGAGGCATGACCCTGCGCGATTACTTTGCGGCCAAGGCGATGCAGGCTGGTATTGGGTTGATCCCCCATATGCAGCAACCGAGAGAGGGCATGACCGTGCCACAAGCCATCACAGAGATGGCATACGAGTACGCCGACGCCATGCTGAAAGCGAGGGGGAGCACAAATGCCTGACATCGAACTCTACGACTACGTGCGCCCACCAAACATGCCAGAAGGGGTACACAAGTCGCTTTGGTTCTTCCCCAACAAGAAGGAAAGCAGCTTGCTTCATCCCAGAGCGCCGTGGACAGACGGACCAGCGATGGTCTGCTCTTACGACAAAAATGGGAGCCTCATCCACACCCGCTTCGTGAACAGCGACGGAACCTACAAGGACGCAACATGACCAGCCCATTCAAGTGGCGTGAGAGCCGCGAGCCCAGCATCTTTGCCCAAGACCCGCACTTCAGGGCGCCGTCGTCAGGCAAGACCAACAGTGAAGCGCAGACCGAGCAGGTCCAGCGCAGACGTGAGCAGGGTGAGCTGCCCGGCCACATCCACAACTTGGGAAAACCCTCAAAGAAACGCGAGGAACAGCTTCTCGCATACCGCCAGTTCGGCGTATATTCAAAGGCCCAACCATCCATCAGAGTACGCAACAGACACGAGGAACCAAATGCCACGCCCCGCGCCGCCAAGCCCACTTCGTCCAAGAGAAATCAGGATGTCTGATGAGCAGTGGGAAAAGTTCAAAGCCCTCGGAGGCGCGGCATGGCTGCGGCGCTTCATCGGAGGCAGACCAGACGGGTACTACAAAGTATTCCAGCGCCGAGATCAAGGCGCTGCTGACGGCCAACAAGTGGTGGCCCTTCAATCGAGTAGACGCAAAGATTTTGCAGCAGATGCACCGAGCAAGCGCACGCGAGAGATCAACGACTGAACCAGTAGAGGAAGCACCATGGTAGACATCAAAGACGGAGCCAACGGCACCACAGCCAACGACATCCAAGTCGGGGGCCAGCACTACAAGACGATGCCCATCCAGCCGTGGGAAGTCATGGAGGCTGTGCTCACGCACGAGGAGTTCGTTGGCTTTCTCAAGGGCAACGTGCTCAAGTACAGCATGCGAGCCGGCCGCAAGGAAGGCAGCGACGACGCCAACAAAGCGCGGCACTACATGATGAAGCTGCGCGAGATCACAGGAGCGTAAGCATGGCGCAAACACCCGAAGGCAAAGTCAAAGCCAAACTCAAGAAGCAGCTCGATGAGCTGGGCATCTACCACTTCTCGCCCTTCCAAGCAGGCATGGGCAGGGCGGGTATCCCGGACGTGATCAGTTGCTACAACGGGCGCTTTGTCGCCTTCGAGTGCAAGGCTGGCAACAACCAGCCAACCGCGCTACAAGAGCGCGAGATGAACGCCATCCGCCAAGCCAAGGGGTTGGCGTTCGTCATCAATGAGAA